CAGTTAATATCGGGGCAACCTGTAGAACACTTTCAATTAGCTGTGTACACCAATGCTGCGGATTGCGAAAAGAATAGAAAACGTGCAGAGATTATGGTAACACACAACGGAATTGCTGTAGCTTGCTTAAACGTAAGGATAGAAAAATGACTTTTAAACTAAGCTCACGAAGCGAAGCCAAGCTGGAGGGTTTAGACCCACGGCTTGTGGCTGTGGTTAAATCTGCCATTCACAAGACGAAGATCGACTTCGGCGTGATTTGTGGCATGAGAACTCTTGATGAGCAGAAAGAACTTGTTGCCAAGGGCGCATCAAAAACAATGAAATCTAAACATCTTCAAGGCTATGCCGTAGACCTTATGGCTTACATTGGCAGTCGTGGTTCTTGGGAATTAAACCTTTATGATGATTTAGCGGATGCAATGGCTGAAGCTGCTAGAGAAGTAGATGTTCCTTTACGCTGGGGCGCTGCATGGCACATATCAAACATAGCTCAGTTCGAAGGTACTATGGAAGACGCCATGAATGAGTACATTGATACTAGAAGAACCCAAGGCCGGCGTCCATTTATTGACGGCCCACATTTTGAACTAATGGTATAGGAGAAGAACCATGGCAGCACCTAAGAAATCAATTAGACCAAAGCTTCGGCCAAAGTCTAAAGACGAGGACATGAAGGACAGCATTGATGATGCAGTCATTGAAGCTTTAAACTACGGTCGGCCACGAGGGGTTGAGTATTACGACTCTGATGGAAACCTGCGTATGCCGGAACAAGATGGTGTTCCAGAGTACAAGGGTGGCGGCAAGGTTATGGCTAAAGGCATGGCTAAAGGTGGCAAGGTTATGTCCAAAGGTTATGCTAGAGGTGGCAAAGTCATGGCTAAAGGTATGGCTAGAGGCGGCAAGGTTATGGCTAAAGGCATGGCAAACGGTGGTCGAGTTAAAGCTAAAGGTATGGCGAATGGCGGTCGAGTTATGTCCAAGGGCATGGCAAGCGGTGGATTAATGCGTCGTTCAGATTCAAGAGATAGAACCCCAGGGAGCCGAACCTTTTAAATGCCATTTTTACAAAGTAACATCCCGCATTTTAAATGCTGGGTGCGGCGTGAGTACACACACAACCATACTGCGTACCACGGAGAGTTCCTACATGCGATGGCGATTGCTGTCACCACTATGCCTAATAGGTGTTTAAGCTTTCAAGTTATCTTCACGGGTTGTGAGGCTGAGATGGAGGGAGAACCTAATGTGCATGGTGGCGCCATGTGGGCTAGAATGCCTATAACAGCGTTGGTTGCAGACACACCATACGAGGAGTGGCCTACACCAATGCCCGTACATGAAGCGCAGCCGTGGGACTGTTCATCTCACACGCATGCAGTCTATCAGATGGATAGAGCTACGCCCTGTCCATGGCTTGCAAAGGTAGACAGTGAGTTTTATCCAGCGAAGTATATGTTTACTGTTGATTATACTGATAGTGAAATTGCTGATGATCCGGCGCAACACAAACAAAGCCATGTGTTAGAGTTGCTTGATGCTGGGGAGTACACCGGCAACATTGTAGCACTGCCTAACAACCGTGTTCGTGTCACTCATCCAGCTTGGTTTAACACAGGACAAGGCGCTCCAGACTTTAAGCCATCACAAAACATCCACTATTCTAAATCTGATCTAGACTACACGCTGGATGTTAACCGTATCTTTGACAACATATACAACGAAGAGGAATAGTTTACTTGACAAGAAAATATATAACTCATACATGTTTCCAACATGGATGTTGTTGACTTTGCAAAACATATGTATAAGCTACTAGAGAGACGCGAACAAGAAATTGCCGAGTCTCTTTCCCAAGGCAATGCAAAAGATTGGGAAACTTATAAATTGATGGTAGGAGAGATACGGGGCCTCTCTTTTACACGAACTGAAATTAGGGCCCTGCTGGAGAATAACGCAGACGATGTCGAAGAAATTATATCTTCCTGACCATGTCGCGCAGAAAATGAACAAGGATCGAAAGCTAAAAGCTGTTGAAGATCCCTCTGTTGAAAGCGCGTATGTTGACGCTCGGGTTTTGGACCCGTCTCTAATAGACAAATCTCTTATTGAAAGATTGCCTCAACCGACTGGTTGGCGGATTCTTGTCATGCCTTACCAAGGTAAAGTAAAGACCGCATCTGGTCTTTATATACCCGAGGAGGTGCGTGAGAGGGAATCGGTCGCTACAGTTGTGAGTTATGTTTTGAGGCTGGGCCCCCTCGCATATAAAGACCCTGACAAGTTTGGACCTGATTCCACGCCATGGTGTGAGCAAGGACAATGGGTTTGCATAGGTCGATATTCTGGATCTCGATTTAAGATTGATGGAGGTGAAGTTCGCATCATTAATGACGATGAAGTGATTGCTACACTATTAGAGCCAGACGACGTTAAGCACGTTTAAGACATGGAGATGAAAATGGCTGAGGAAAAAGAAGAGATTATTGTAGAGACTGAAGCAGAAGAAACAACGGCTACTGAAGAAAAGCCGGTAGAAGATGTTTCTAGTGAAAGTTCTGAAAAGGTAGAAGCTTCTGGTAATGAAGAAGAGCTATCTGATTATAGTAAGAACGTTCAAAAAAGAATTAAAAAATTAACTGAGCGTAATAAGAACGCAGAGCGGGATCGTGAAGAAGCCGTTCGTGTTGCTCAACAGCTACTCAATGAAAACCAACAATTGAAATCGCGTGTTCAGCAAGTAGATACTGGATACCTTAGTGAATATGGGAATCGTCTAGGTGCCCAAGAAGCCGCCGCAAAGACCGCATACAAAAATTCATACGACGCTGGAGACTCAGACGGGTTACTGGCGGCTCAAGAACAACTCACTCAGATTGCCGTGGATAAACAAAAGTATGCTTCGGCAAAGCAGAGAGTGGATCAACAGCAAAAGGTGGCTGTGGAACAACAGCAAGCTCCGCAACAAGCTGCCCAGATGCAGCCTACGCAGCAAGCCGCACCGAAGGTAGATCCAAAAGCTAAAGGATGGGCTGAGAAAAACGAATGGTTTGGTGAAGACGAGATCATGACTCAGGCCGCTTTTACCTTTCATCGAAGACTGGTGGAAGAAGAAGGGTTTGACCCGCAGTCAGAAGACTACTATAGTGAAATAGACCGCAGACTTCGAACGGAGTTTCCACAGAAGTTTGCGACTAAGAGATCGGGAGGAGGTAGTCAGGTCGCATCCGCTGGCAACTCCGCATCCCGCAACACGAAACAGGGGCGCAGGTCGGTCAAGCTGACGCATTCACAAGTCGCGATAGCGAAGAAGCTCGGCGTCCCTCTTGAACAGTACGCTAAGTATGTGAAGGATTAAAGCAATGACAGACAAAAGAACTACTCGCAAAAGCGAAACACGCGATACAGAGACGCGCAGAAAACCTTGGGCACCGCCCAGTCACCTTGAAGCACCGGAACCTCCTGTAGGTTATGTGCATCGTTGGATCAGAGTTGCAATGCGTGGTGAGGAGGACAAAATGAATGTCCACGCCAAACTACGAGAAGGATGGGAACCTGTCCGTGCAGACGAGTATCCAAACTATGAAGCCCCCGTCATCGATGATGGCAAATATCAGGGCGTTATAGGGCAAGGTGGGCTGATGTTGTGCCGTTTACCTGTCGAGACCGCCAATGAAAGAGCCGCGTATTACGGGACCCGCACCCGCGAACAAATGGTTGCTGTCGATCAGGACTTAATGAAGGATCAACATCCTTCGATGCCTATTAGTAATAATAGGCAGAGTCGTGTAACTTTCGGAGGAGCCCCTCGCGGTGAGTCCGAGTAACTTTTGAGGTGCTATTATGGCAAATTCTAACGGATCCTTTGGGCTACGTCCCATAGGGAAAATTGGTCAAGCGACCAATTCTACCGGTATGACTGAGTACAGAATTGCGTCCGACAACAGTAATCCTATCTTCCAAGGCATGCCGGTTATTCCGCTTGCTGCGGGTGTTATTGACGATCTACAAGCTGCGGCTGGTGGTAACGTCTCTATCGTGGGTGTCTTTGGCGGCTGTGAGTATGTCTCATCTACTACTGGTGAAACTATCTTCTCTAACCAATGGCCTGGTTCTGGCGCGGATTCTAATTATCCTGTCAAAGCCTTTCTGTACGACGATCCAAATCAGTTGTTTACAGTCGCTACGTCTAACGTAGTTGCTGCGGCAAATACTGAAGCAGAGGTTCGTGCGGCTGTGTTCGCAAACATTGCGCTTGCAACAGGTAACTCTGGGTCAACAACAACTGGTATTTCGTCTGCAACAGCAGATCTGAATACTATCGCAACTACCAACACGTTGGCGTTAAGAATTATGGGCATCCAAGATGACCCAGACAATTCTGATTTCACTGCTGCTGGTATTCCACTAATCGTTCGTATAAACAACCACTTCAATGCGCCTACTGGCTCCATTGCTGCTGGAACTGTTTCTACGACCGGCGTATAAGGAGGTCTAAACTATGGCTATTTCACGCGCACAATTAGCGAAAGAGCTTGAACCAGGTCTCAACGCCTTGTTTGGTATGGAGTATGATCGATACGAGAATCAGCACTCTGAAATCTTCACAACCGAATCCTCAGATAGAGCGTTTGAGGAAGAAGTTATGCTATCCGGTTTTGGCGCAGCGCCAACTAAATCGGAAGGTTCCGCCGTCAACTTTGACGACGCGAATGAAGCATTTACTGCTCGGTACAACCACGAAACCATCGCACTTGCGTTCTCAATTACTGAGGAAGCAATCGAGGACAACTTGTATGACCGCCTCGGCAGTCGTTACACACGCGCCCTTGCACGTTCGATGGCACACACCAAGCAGGTTAAAGCCGCTGCGGTATTGAACAATGCGTTCACTGCGGGTGCTTCTGCTGGAGGAGACGGAGTAGCACTTTGTGACGCTTCACATCCTCTTACAAACGGTGGCACGTTTGCAAACGAACCATCAGTAGCTGCTGATTTAAACGAAACTTCACTTGAAGATGCGTTGATCAACATTGCTGGTTTCGTTGACGAGCGTGGATTGAAAGTCGCATTGCGCGGATTGAAACTTGTTATCCCACGTCAATTGCAATTTGTTGCAGAGCGTCTTATGGTTTCAAACCTTCGCACTGGTACTTCAGACAACGATACTAACGCAATTCGTTCAATGGGTATGTTGCCTGACGGTTACGCCGTTAACGACTTCCTAACTGATACGGATGCGTTCTTCATCTTGACTGATGCTCCTCGCGGCTTCATGCACTATGAGCGCACACCTATGTCTACCGGTATGGAAGCTGACTTCGATACTGGCAACATGCGGTTTAAAGCTCGTGAGCGTTATAGCTTTGGCTTTAGCGATCCACGTTGTGTGTTTGGTTCTCCTGGCGCATAAAGTTATTTAGGTTCAACCTTTAGCCACCCTATTGGAAGAATTTATTTAAGTCAGAGGCGGTCTTCGGATCGCCTCTTTCTTTTTGTAAAAATATAATGTATTGTTTTAGCATCCCTGACAGTCGCATGGTGTGACTGACTTAACCCTGACAGGAGATTCCCATGGGTAATTCTACATTTAGCGGACCAGTACGTTCGCAAAACGGCTTTCAAGTAATTTCTACAGATTCCACCACAGGTGCAGTTACAACTGTAGCAAGTACCGCTTCTACAGGTATTGTTACTAACAAGTATGTAAAGCACGTTGGCTTTGCCACTGGCGTTACAGTAAACACAACAGCGGGTGATAGCCCGACTATCGG